TTGGACGACTGCCCACTAATGTTACAACTGATCCCTCAGTTAGGGCCATGCGTGAACTGGCTTACTTACCAAAAGGAAAGATGGATCCACACGAAGTCCCTGATAGCGAACCCCGTGTAGGTGCAAGATAATAATGTTAAAAAGTATTAATCCATCCAATGTTGGATGGTTGGAACATAAGCTAAATGCTGATGAATTGAAGCATTTGTGGAAGTGTGTTGATGAACATATTAATGATGCCAAACCACAGTTAATCGGGCATGTGGATAGGAGTATCAATATAAAGGACATAGATGACCTATTCCTGTTTAATACTATCAATCCATTAATCAATCAGTTTAACAAAACCTTTCAGTATAAGCACGAGAACATATACAAAGAGCATCCTTACTTCCTTAAGGACTTCTGGGTAAACTATCAACATCAACATGAATATCAACCCATCCATAATCATGGGGGAGGATATTCATTTGTTATATGGTTAAAGATACCAACAGACTACGAAGAACAAAACAAAGATAATACTGCTAACTTTAAGTTAAATGGTGTATTTGAATTCCAGTACCTGAATATACTAGGAGAGTCATGCATGTATCGTTATCAGCTAACAAAAAAGGATGAAGGTACAATGTTATTCTTTCCGTCTAGGTTATTACATGCAGTGTATCCATACTATAATTGTGAGGAAGAAAGGGTGTCGATCAGTGGTAATGTATGGTTGAACACGGACATTAGTCGCTAAATAGAAACAGCCTTGCTGTGTCTACATGCCTTCCTTTCAGACATTTAAAGATCTGAGTTTAACTTTTAAGAAGCACCCTGTTTCCAATGATATGGTAACAGTGAAGGATAATGCAGCTATCACACAATCGATAACTTCATTACTTCTTACTGGTAAGGGAGAAAGACTATTCCAACCCGAATTTGGTTCGGATTTAAGAAATCTTTTATTTCAACCTCTAGATTATGGTGCAGCTGCACTTATTAAGAGTAAAATTACAGAATGTATTAGTCGTTACGAACCTAGGGTATTTGTTAATGAAGTAATTTGTTATCCAGATATGGATAATGATGGTTATAATGTTGAATTGTATTATACAATTATTGGAAGAAACGATAGACAGGTGGGACAGGAATTCTTCTTAGAGCGTACACGATAATGCCTTATACACAGGTTGCTAATTTAGACTTTGAGGATATCAAAGTAACTCTCAAAGATTATTTGAGAGGACAATCGGAATTTACTGACTATGATTTTGAAGGTAGTGCATTAGCAAACCTGATTGATGTCTTAGCGTATAATACCTACTACACGGCATTTAATACTAATATGGTAGTCAATGAACTATTCATTGATTCTGCCACCTTGAGGGACAATGTAGTAGCAATTGCGAAGCAGTTAGGGTACAGACCCAAAAGTATTACTTCTCCTACTGCATATGTCTCTTTTACTGTAACATATAATAACCCAACAACTGATACTGAACTAATTCTTAAGAAAGGAACAGGATTTATTGCGACTTATGACAATAATATCTACCAATATGTTACACTTGATGACGTAAAAGCACAGGTTGCTAACGATGTAGCTACATTTACGAATGTTACTGTTGTAGAAGGTTCGCAAATAGTTGATAGTTTTGTTTTTGATTCTGCAGCAAAGAGTCAAAGATTTGTTTTAGATAATAAAAATATTGATACCAACACAATTAGGGTAAAAGTATACCCTACTGGAGGCACTTTTAGCGAACCATACCTTGTAGCAGACAATATTTTAGGTGTGGATGGTACATCAAAGGTGTTTTTCCTTGATGAAGTTGAAGATGGAAGATATGAGATCTTAATGGGAGATGGTGTACTAGGAAGAAAACTAGAAGACAATTCTCTAATTGAAGTATCTTACATGACCACATCTGGTCCTGAAAGTAATGGTGTGAAGACATTTGTCTTTTCTGGTGTATTAGAGAACCCTAATGGTGTCTCTCCTAGTTCATTTACAACTAACATCACCTCTAGTGTTGCCTCTGCAGGCGGTGAGGAGCAAGAAACCACTCAGAAGATCAAATACACTGCTCCTAAGGCATACGGCACACAGGAGCGTGCAGTGACCGCACAGGACTATGAAGCAATTGTAAGAAAAGTTTATCCTGCGACCAGTGACATCATTATTTTTGGTGGAGAAGATCAAGAACCACCTGAATATGGAAAAGTTTTTATTTCATTGAAACCAACTGACCAAAGTTATCTTACTTCTTTAACAAAACAGAAGATTATTGCAGATCTTAAGAAGTATGTTGTAGCTTCTGTTGAACCTAAGATAGTTGATCCTTCTATTCTATATGTTGAGATGAATAGTAAGATCTATTACAACGGAGTAGCTACTGATCAGACAACATCACAGATTAGAGATAAAGTTATTGGTGGTGTACAGTCTTATCTCGACACTTCTGATACTGAGAAGTTCAATGGTAAGTTCAGATACAGTAAGATGGTGGGTGTAATCGATGATGTAGATATTAACATCAATTCTAACCTAACATCTATTACAATGAGAAAGGATTTCTATCCTCAGTTGAATTCCACCTTCTATTACGAAGTGTGTTTCCAAAATTCTTTTGATAAGGACTGTGAAGAACCAGTCCTTTCATCCACTGGGTTTAGGGTTACTGAGTATCCTAATTTTGACGTTTATCTAGAGGACAGGGATGGCAAAATTATCCTATATAGTCTAGATAGCGTAACTGGTGAAAAGGTTGTCCTTGACAAGGAAATTGGCGATATTGATTATGAGCATGGCGAACTTAAAATGTATGATTTAACTATCATCAAAGGTAGCTTTTTTGATAATCGTATTTCTGTTAGAGTCAAACCCAAATCCAACGATATCAAGGCATTCCGTGAGGTTTATCTTGACGTTGACGTTGCTAATTCCTCGTTCACTGCATACAAAGAGTAAAGTAAATGCCTGCTGTAAAGACTAAGAGAATTTCTACTCTCATTGAGACGCAGCTTCCAGCTTTTATTACTGATGAATATGAACTCTTTAGTAAGTTCGTTCAAAAGTATTATGAAGCACAGGAGGTACAGGGTGGTACCTTGGATGTTATTAACAATATCCAGAAATACGCAGATATAGATTATTATGAACAAAATATTCTTAGACAGTCTGATATCTTGGGCACTAGTATTTCTACTAGTGATGATACAATTGTACTACAAGATGCGACGAGTTTTCCAAAAAGAAACGGATACGTAAAAATTGATGACGAGATCATCTTCTATGCTTCTAGAACAGACACAGAGCTGAGAGAGTGCTCTAGGGGCGTCAGTGGCAATACATCGCTTGGAGACCTATATGAGTCTAGTAGCTTCACAACGACGGTTGCTGCTGCTCACAACGCAGGACAGAAGGTTCATAACATAAGTAACCTTTTCTTATATGCATTAGTTAAAAACTTTGAAAATCAGTATCTAGGTTCTTTCCCTGAAAAATATCTTAGGGGTGAAGTAGATAAGAGAACTCTGATCAAGAATATTCAGAAGTTTTACAAATCTAAGGGAACTACTAGTTCCATCAAGTTTATTTTTAATACTGTTGTTGCTAAATCAACAGATAATAAACCAGACGTATACAAACCAAGAGATTTTACCTATAAATCTTCTGAAGCAGATTGGACTAACCTTTATGCACTTAAATGTAAGGTTGTATCTGGAGATGTAAAGAATCTGATCGGTAAGAAGATTGTACAGACAGCTACTGAAGAATATGGTTATGCTGATTCTACCGTAGATAATATTTTTGCTGACGGCAGATCAGATGGTGAAGAAATTTATAATATTGTATTAGCACCTGAGACAGTTAATGGTTCCTTTGAAGTATCTACTAAAACTAAGCTTGAAAAAACCCTGTCAGGGACTGCGATCTCAGGGGATAGAATTGATGTCTTCTCTACTATCGGTTGGGGTAAGACAGGATCAGTATTAATTGGTGAAGAGACGATTACTTTTGATAGTAAGAATGTAACACAGTTCATCATTGATGAAAGGACGGCACAAACTGCTGTTCAACATGCAGTAGGATCTTCAGTATACAAACCAGTAACCGTTAGTGGTTCTGGAGTTGTTTTACTGACCTTAGGTGTTGTATACAACCTACAACCATCTGATGCACAACCATATTCTGCTATTGGGGACAAGATTCAAATCTCAAATCCAGGATTTGAAACTTCCGATTCAAAGATTGTTCAGACTGGTACTAATCAAACCAGATGGGTGTTAAGTTCAGGTGCTGCAGTCGATGTGCCTACGCTTCCATCAGTTGCATCCTCCTTAGATCAAGTTTCTACTAACGTATCAGCGATCTTTGAAGATGAACAGTATTATTATATCACAAGTTCTAGCTACCCATCACATAAAATTTTAGATGGATCTACTGTTAATGAGACTACACTAGATCAGAAACTTCTTCGTATCATTAGAAAACAAGCAACTAGAACTACAGAACAATATAAAACACCAAAGAGGGATATTGGTATTGCTCTTAATGGTGTACCTTTCTATGGTTATAAAGATCCAGAAAGTGTTAGGTTTGGTAAACTAGAAGAAATTAAGATTGATGTTAGAGGTACTGGATACGAAACACCTCCATTTGTCCTTGTAGATCAAGTTCCAAATAAAGCTAGAGCAATTCTTGCTGGTCAGGTTGTAGAAAGTATTATTGTTGATACTCAAGACATTTTCCCAAGAACTCCTGATATTACTATTACTTCTGGTCGTAATGCAGATGTAAGTGCTATTGTAACAGGTGGTAAAGTTACTAGTCTTGTTATTAACAATGCTGGAGAATTTTATTCTACTGCTCCTTTAATTAGAATAAGAGATAATGCAGGTCGTGGTAGATTTGCAGAGTATCGTTCTATTGTTAATACTGATGGTGCAATTACAGGATTTGATAAAATTTCAGAAGGAAACTTCTATAATCAAGCCACTGTTATTGTTGATGTCATTCCAGTTGGTAATAGTGCAACTGGTATTCCTTTACTTAAAGAATGGAACTTTAATAGATTTGAAAAATTAGAAAATGAATTAGATACTGAATATGGTTACATTTTTCCAAACTATAACAACGTATTGGAATATGGTTATGGATATGCTGCTAACCCCAAAGCTTTGCGTGTTGATTTAAACGATAATGTTAACAGTGCAGGAACTGAACCTGCTACAAAAACTCATTCTCCTATTATCGGATTTGCTTATGATGGTAATCCGATCTATGGTCCTTTTGGATATGAGAATCCTCTAGATGCTACCTCATCCATTGTTAGGATGACTTCTAGTTATGCTATAAATGGAAATCGTTCTGATGGTCCTTCATTGACAACATACCCTCTGGGTACGTTTGTTAATGATTACACATACACTCATAAAAGTGGCACATTAGATCAAAACAATGGAAGATTTACAGTTACCCCAGACTTTCCAGAAGGAACTTATGCTTATTTCATTACTATTGATAGCAATCAAGTACCGCAATATCCATATGTTATAGGAGAGAATTTTTATTCTCTACCAGTAGATAGTAACTACAATTCTAATATTAATCAAGATGATATTCCTAAGAATTCTAGAAGATTCTATCAAGCAGGTATGCAAAGAAATGGCGATGGTGTCATTGCTCAAATTGCAGAGGTAAAACAAGGAAATGTAGAAGAAGTTAACGTATTAGATTCTTCTGATAATTTTTCTATTAATTCACAAGTATATTTTGATAATAAAGGAACAGAAGGTTCTGAAGTAGAAGCTATTGTAAATTCAGTTAAAGGTAAGAACGTTTCGTACTTAGAATGTAAAGAAAATAAAGTTGTAAGATTAACGACAATTCAAACTGCATATCTGTTTGCTGATGATACATTAAACCAACCTTCCTCAGGGGCATCTGGTTCTATTGTAGGTACAGTTAAGAACGATAATACAATTGTACTAAGAAATGTCAATGGTACATTTGATGAAACAGGGACTTTCTCTGCAACTATTAAAACATTTACTATTCTTTTAGATCAGAGAAGTTCATATACTAAAGGTGCAACATTAAGTTTAACTGATGGTGTCAATGCACCTATAGCTAAAGGTGAAGTATTAGAAGGAACAAATAGTCAAAACGTTGTAGAGATCAAGGTTACTGAAGGAACTTGGATAGTTAATGATAACTATTTCTTACAGTCAGATGATCTATTCAATACTTCTGGAACTAAAGTTGCAAGACTTACTTCTCTTAGTGATGGATTAGAACCATTTGATGTTAATCAAAGTGTTGCGTTGATTGAAACAGCAGCACCTCATGGATTAGGAATTGGAGATCAAGTAACAATTGACGTCAATCCTAATGACGCAACTAAAACAAAAACTTATTATTTAAGAAAGAGGTTATATCAGGAAGCTATTCTTCTACCACCTAGTAATAAGTCTACAATAGATTTTACAGGAATAGGAAGATTTGAAATACTCAATGGTGGTGCTGACTATACAGCTGGTACTTACACTAGTGTGGCTCTTACTGGTGGGTCAGGATCTGGAGCAACTGCTACCTTTACTGTTTCTGACGCAGGTGTAGTTTCTAATATTCAAATTCAAAATGCTGGTTCTGGATATGCTAGAGGAGATTATATTGGTGTTGCAGATGAAGATCTAGAAAGATCTGGTGCATCACAATCTACTTCAAGATTTACTTTATATGTTGGACATGCTGGTGTTTCTGCTGGTAGTACAAAAGTTACAATCAAGAGTGTAATAGGATTTGCCATTAATGATTTAATTAAAATTGGTAATGAAGTTTTAAAGGTTGAAAGTATTACAGAAAATACTCTTAATGTAGCTAGAGGACAAGAAGGAACTAATGATGTTGATCACTTTGATGGACAAGAGGTAGTATTATATAAACCACAATATAATTTTACTACTGATTATCAGATTTTTAGTGGTAATAATTCTGGATATATTCAGTCTTATGATCCAGTAACTCATAAAATCAATATTGTATATGATTACGGTACTATTAAATCTACAGCTAACAAAGTAGTATTAAGTTCTAGTTTCTTTGATAGTAGTAATCCTCAAAGATTAGTCTCTATTAGATCTGCATCGGATATAGTTTATAATTTTGAATTCTCAGAAGATAATAGTACATTTGTACCTAATCCTAATATAGAGTTACAAGAATTTTATAAGTATAAGTTTGATACGTCTCATTCTAGTCTTACTGGGACTTACTTTGATATTAGTCCAAGTAATAACTTTAACTTAATTACTACAGAGAAAACAGAATCTACTATTCTTCCTGGTAATTCAGGTGCGTTTACAGATGTCAAGTTTGGATTTGGTTCTAGATTATCTGTTAATAACTATCAGACAAAGACTGGGACTGATTTTACTAATTTCTATTATTTTGATAAAAAGAATGTAGTTGATTCTGAGAATGCATATTTCAGGATTATCACAGATCCTTTGCAAGGTACTAAGACACTCAATTATGTTACGCCAAACCGTTTTGTTTATGATGTTACTAGGGCTCCTCTCTGGGATGGTTCTGGATCCATTTCTTATACTACTACTGGTCAGTTCGCTATCGGTAAGATTAATACCACTCAAATAATAAATCTAGGATTAAATTATAAGAAAGTTCCTGTTATTACTGGTGTTGATCCAACTGCAAATTATAGAGCAGAAGCTACAGTAAAATTTGATGTTGCAACACAGACTATTACTGATGTAGAGATTACTAAAAAGGGTTCTAATTATGTAAATCCAAAAGTCTTTATTACTAATGGTGATGGTTCTGATGCTAGGTTTAACATTCTAGTTAGAGATGGTGAGATTGCTTCTATAACTGTAGATAAACCTGGTAAGGGATATACATTTGCACCTGAGATTGTTATTGTAGAAGGTGAGGTAGAAGCATATGCAGAGAGTACATCTATTGGTGTTCCCAAGAGTGTTAATCTTACTACAAATGGTGGAGCATTCCATTTAGATAAAACTGTATCTTCTACTTTTAGTTCAAATTATATTGTTGCTGTTAAAAACATTAATGGTAACTTTAGTATTGGTGAAACTGTACTTCAAAAAATTAATGGTGTAGAAGTATTCAGAGCAACTGTTACTGAGTGGAGATTTGGTTCTAATTTATTAAAGCTTGCAAATGTACAAGGTATTATTCGAGAAAATGTTTCTATTGAGTCTTTAAGATTCCCTGTAGATGCAATTGTAAGTAAGATATTTATTTCTACTTTCCAAGAAGAGATTTCTAGTTTCTATGACAACTTAGGATACTATACATCAGATAGAGGAAAGCTTGGTGTTTCTAATCAGAAGATTATAGATAGTTTCTTCTATCAAGACTATTCATATGTTGTAAAATCTAAAACTTCTATTGAAGAATGGCGTGACTTAATTAAGTCTACAACACACCCTGCAGGATTTAAGTTATTTGGACAAGTAGATGTAGAAGCTACTGCAAGTTCTGAGATGCCTGTTGAAGTTCCAAAGGCATCACACTTTAGTGTTATTCAATTATGGGATCCAGAGAAGAATAAAATTACTGTTGAAAACACAAGTAGAATTGTTACTCAAAGTATACAAAAAGTTGAGAATCAGAGAATCCGTAAAGCATTTGGTACTGCTGCTCCTAGTGAGTTCTTATTTAACGAAGTTCGCACATTTGAATTATCTCTTGGAGCACCTTTTGATGGATATATTGACACTGATGGAAGACTACAAGGAACTACACAATTCCAAGTATTAGTTGCTGGTAATCCATTCACTTTATCATCAACATATGGTACTGTCATTACTTTAGATGGTGTAATTCAAGAACCAGGTGTTGCATATACAATTTCTGGTGATCAAATTACATTCTCTGCTCCACCATTGGGAGATGGAACCAAATTTGGTTCTTCTTATAAAGGTGTTACTTTCTATGGTAAGGTATTTCAATTTAAGGATGCACAATACAATACAAAGTATCTTAGAAAGTTAAGAAATATCTTCCAACGTGGTGGTATGTGGATTGATGCTGCAAATCAAATTGAAAGAAATGTTGATTTTATTATTAATGAAACTATTGGATATGGTAAGGCAACTCATCCTACTCTAGATTGGTCAACTAAACAAGATGATTATGAAGAAAATATTAGATTTATCTTAGATGCATATCAACATGATTTAAGGTTTGGTGGAAATATAAAAACAATTGATTATTCTGCTATCTTTAATAGTAGTTCTGAATATCTCTATATTCAAAACAATAAAACAAAATCTATTGATATTTTTGAATATGTAACTAGATTAGCAAAACTTGCTATCAGAAATTGGGATTATATTGATACAGGAATCACTTACAATCAAGGGTCTACTACAATGACTGTTAGTAGCACTAAAGATCTTGCTGTTGGTTTATTTGTAAGTTCTGGTAGAGGATATCCCGCAGGAACAAAGATTGTATCTATCGATAGTGATACTGAGATCACATTAAACAATGCAGCACTAGCTAACTCTGGTGGGGGAGGTGGTGCTCCAGTAGGAACCACTTTACTAAGTGGCACAGCATCTACTGGTACTTTACCAACTAGCACTGGTGCTGTTGCTCCTGGCAATACTTATACTGTGCCACCTGGTGTAACTGTCACAACACCTTCATCTTTCTCTGGTACTTCACAGGCATCATTCTCTTGGAGTGGTTTAAACAAAGGTATGTTCTATAAAGCAGGACAACTAATTGCATTAAACAGAGCATTTATCATTTCTGAATCATTGTCATGGGCACAATTAACATATCCATCACTTAATTGGGGAACTATTGAAACTAAGTGTGGTAGAGACATTGGTCTTATGTTGGATGCTTATGTTTACTCACTTAAGTTTGGTGGTAACGAAAAAATTTTAGAAGCAGCACAGTTATACTATAAGAGTAAGGAATATCCTTATGGAGAAGAATTATCTTATATTACAGATTCTCTAACTGAGACAGTTGCGACATTTAGCTATGCTAAAGATTTAATGGTACAGGCAATGAGAAATCAGTTGCCAGCTACAGATCCTAATGCTTTAATTGATTCTATTACTCCTGTATGTGCAGAAGTACAGAGTACACTTAATACCTATCACGATATTGTTACTACCATTTTAACAGAGGGTAAAGGTCTTATAGAGAAGACAAAAGAGAATCCTAATAAGTCTGGTAATTGGACACAAGATACTACCTACTCTAACTATAATATTCTTGGAGATCCTTTACTTGTTGAACAAGAATGTGCTACTGTAATTTCTGCAATGAATTCATTGTTTGATAACTTAGATGATATTATTAGAGAAGAATCTGTAACAAGATCTCTTCCAGATTATGTTGATGGTGAAAATAAAGAATTTGAATTATATTGGGACGATAATACAGAAGTTGATACAGAGGAGGATGAAGATTTATTCTTAACTATTAATGCAGTATTACAAAGACCTAAGTTTACAGAAGATTATCCTTTAAGGGATGCATATTGGATTGATAGATCTGTTATTCCTAATAAGATTAAATTTGATGTAGCTCCTATATGGGATCAAGATTTAGGTGCTAAGACTGTTGGTGAACCAACTGCTGTAGAGAAAGTTGTAGGTATTGGTGTAGGTAACTATAAGAGACTTACTATTGACTATGATTTAGTTGATGGTGTTAGAAATGGACCATTCTTAATTCTTGATGTACTAGACTACACAGTTCAGAACATTGAATCTGAAGATAGTTTGTATGTATTTTTAGATGGCATTCTACAAGTAAAAGGAAAAGCATATACTGTATCTGGTCCTAATATTACCTTTACTAAACCTATTACTAAAGAACATAATGTTGATATTAGGTATCTTTATGGTAGGGATGTTGGTCAGGTTCTAAACATATATGATTTTGCTCCTGATTCATATTTTGCACAAGGTACATTCTCATTCACTGCTGCCACACCTATTTTAGATGATCTATTAGGATATACTTGGATGGGTGATGGAATTGGTAAACCTATTCATTGTTGGCAAGAAAGAGCTAATGGAACTAGAAATCTTATTGGTGAACTTAAAAATGCAATTAGAACTGGAAATAATGTTGTCTTTGAACTTAAAGGTCATAACCCTGTCATAGAAAGCGATTTAGACTTTACTTTTGCTGTTAGAGGTTACTATGATAGAACAAATGTAATTGTTGATGGAGACATTACTAATCAAACACTTACATTTAGAAAAGACGAAACAGGTAGAAAACTACTAAGAGATGATAATGCATTATGGTCTGGAACTTTCTATGGTAGGACTTACAAACCACCATTTGTATATCTTGCAAATGGAGATAACATTAGAGTAGAGGGAGAAGAAGGATTTAGGAAAGTTAAGAGACTTCCTACTGAGGCAACAAGTAAAGATGGAAGACCCAACGAACAAACATCTGATGATATATTTGGTACAGTCTCAATTGAGACTTATACTGGACTCACGAGAGGAGAAGGTCTCTCAGTAGTCGCCACTATTGAGAATGGATCTGTTACTAAACTAACATGGAACCAACGTAGTTATGATCCTATTACACAACCAACTGCATACCAATACTTTACACCACCTATACTCAAATTTGAGACACTAGATGGTAATGGTGGTGGTGCTAGAGCTAACGTTCTAGTAAGCAAAGGTCAAGTTATTAGTGTTGATTTAATTGATGGTGGTTCTGGTTATACTACAGCACCTAGGGTTATTACAACCAGAAGATTTGATATTCTTAAAGAAAGAGATATTGGTGTTTCATTAATCAATATAGGTGTTAGTCCATTTGTACAAAGTGGAGGTTTAACTGGTTCATCAGTTATTACTGAGATTGATGAAGCTGGTCTTACTTCAATTACTGGTATTAGTTCTTTACCTGTACAGATGTCATCTGATCTTGATGTTGATCTTACAGCAGAAATTCAAACTGGAGCTACTGGATTACCAACGTCTAATATTGTAGATAATGGATTTGATATGCCAATTGGTGTTGAACAACCTGGTGGTGCTCAGATTGTTTATATTGAACCAGAACCTGTTGAGATTGAAGGAGAGGGTGGTGTACTAAGACTTCAAGGTAGTGAATCTTATGTCAAGGCAGAAATTCAGGATATTATAACTGCTAACACTATTTCTAGTGTTTCTAAGGCAATTACACAGACTCAGCAGATTGAGATTCCTAATAATGCAATCAGTAATATCAATTACTTTGAGAATGCTGCATATCTTGATGTTGATCTTGGTATTGGTGATACTGAAGTCTATATTCCTGATACCACTAAGTTTGCTGTTAATGGAAGAATACTAGTTGGTAATGAGATTATATTTTACAATAAGAAATTACCTGATAGATTCTTACAAATCATCAGAGGTTATCAAAACACCACAGAACAATTCTGGTCTGCTGGTGCATATCTAAGACAGATTGAAGATGTAACAGTAGGATACGCTGGTATTGCTTCTATCGAATCTGAATCTGATGTCAGCATGGTGACTATATCATCTGCTGCTGGTGGATTTGAAAGGAGAGTAGAAAGACAAATTTCTCCTGCTTCCGCAATGTCCGTAACTAGAGAAGCTACGGAAGTTATTATTACACCTCCACCAGGCGGTGTGGTTGACAGATATCTAGAAATTGCATTCTTGAGTGATCCTATTGGACAAAGAAATGGTCCTGGTGTAACTCTGGTTACTGGAGCAGAAGATAAATATTATGTTACTCAAAGAAATGGAAATGAACAAGTAATCAGAAACCAATTGTTTACTGTAACTTCTGGTTATATTGGAAATTATACTATAACTACCGTTGGACACACTATTGGTCATTTTGATTATTTCTTAGATGATGGTGTTGGAGTGTCCAGTATTACTATTGGAGAAGTATCAACCTTCTTTGGTGGTATGACTCTTGAAGACTTTAGTAAGAGGAGAGACTCACAGTATACATCTGCTGGTGATAGATTTAATCTTGCACCTCCTTCACTTCAACAACCAGTTACAACAACAACTACTACTGGTACAATACCTACCAGTATAGCTGCACTAAATACTGCATACTTTGCGGATTCTGGTTACTTCTTCACTTCGAGTGGATCAGTAATTCAATATGCATCTAAGACTGCTAATACTTTTGATGGATGCACTCTTATAAGGGGTAATAACTCCATATCAAACGGGGATGAGTTGATTCCGTTCGCAATTTGATAAATATTGCTATAAATATAAATAACTCAAGGCACATACACTACGTCGGAACAGAAAAACAATGGCTGCTATTATCTCTGATAAGTTTAGGATATTCAATGCTAAACAATTTTTAGAATCTCTCACTGAAGGTCCCAATGACACTAGTGCGGAACGCTCTAGGATGTACTTCTTTGTGGGTCGTCCACAACCATGGAAAGGGTACTTAGAGATTCATACGCAAAATTCCACGGCGTTCGTAGTTGGCAACGAAGTGTACATTGGAACATATGGTTCCACCGCTTTCCGTGCCACAGTTGCTGCAGTTTATGATAGTGCCCTTCTTTTGACCGACGTTTTTGGTAGCAACGGTGTTAACTCTGCTCCTCCTCTTGGTTCTGCTCTTAAGGGTAGAAGCGGCGGTGCTGGAGGATCTGACACAGGTGCCACAGCAGTTTCTGGTGTATATCGTTACGCTACAGAAGATGTTCCACCACTTCCTCTTGATAACCAAACAGAGAAGTTTGCTCTTTATGACGAATTGATTGCTGCAAAGCGTATCACAGATTCATTTGCTAGAACAGTTATTCGTCGTTACAATTGGGACTTAGTAGCTAACCCTAAGTTTGACATGTGGAAACCTGACTATTCTGCTACACCAGGTGGCGGTGGTCAAATTGGTAAGCAAACTGCAACAGGTGCTTCAAGCATTGCAGATGCTAAGTTCTATGTAATGAACTCCTCATACGAAGTATTTAAGTGTTTGTATAACGGAGAGAATCCTTCTAACACAACTGGTCAGAACGCAACTGAGGAACCATCTACAGCAGGTGGTAATTATGCTTCTGCTACAGGTCTTTATACAGAAAGCACTGGTGCTGGATACATTTGGAAGTATATGTATACCATCCCAACTGATGATGTTCTGAAGTTCCTTTCTTCTGACTTCATGCCAATCGTTCTTTCTAATAATACTTCCAGACAAGCAGTTGTAGCTCTTGCTGTTGCTGGTGCTGCTGATGTTGCTTTGATAGAGAACGCTGGTTCAGGTCTTCCTGCATCACAGACTCTATACACATCTATTAAGGGTGATGGATCTAATGGAATTGTTAAGTTTGTAACAAACGGTTCTGGTGCAATTACATCTGCTGAGATTCAAGCTCGTGGATCAGGTTACACTTATGCTAATGTTCTATTAGGAAATGGTAACCTCTTCTCTGATGCTGGTCTAAGCAGTGCAGTCGCAACTGGTGCATCTGCTGTTGGTGCTATCGAAATTGTTCTTCCTTCTGCTGGTGGACATGGTTCTGATCATGAAACAGAACTAAATGGTAAGCGTGTTATGACAAACATTCGCTTAACCTATTCTGAAGGTCAAGGTGACTTCCCTGTAGACAACGATTTCCGTAGAATTGGTATTGTTTCTGATCCTTATAACTATGGAACAACAACTTTCGCAACTGCTGACACATTATCTGGATTGAAAGCAGTTAAGATTACTGGTGCTTCTGCAGACTTCTCTGTTGATGAGAAGATTACTCAGACTGTAACTGGTGGTACTGCATATGGTACAGTTGTATCATGGACATTAGACAGTGGTTCTACTACTGCTGGAGTTCTTAAGTATATCCAAACATCTGATGCACATACCGATCAAGGTGTTGTAAGAGCATTTGAGTCTAATGGTTCTAATGCTATTAGTGGTGAGACTTCTACTGCTTCTGGTAACGTTGATACTTCTTATAGTCAAGCACTATTAGGTGTCACTTTCGCAAGTGGTCTAGCTAACCCAGAGATCGAAAATAACTCTGGAAACGTGATTTACGTTGAGAACAGAAGACTAATTACTCGTGCTCCAGACCAAATTGAAGATATCAAACTAGTTATTGAGTTCTAACATCCTCGGATCTCTGCTAAATACTTTAACGAGAATACTAGTATTATTGGCGGAGTACGATGCCTCAGAAGACTAACTTAAATGTAAGCCCTTACTACGAGGACTTTGATGCGAACAAGAATTTCTATAAAATTCTTTTCCGTCCTGGTTACTCTATTCAAGGCAGAGAATTAACACAGGTTCAATCTATTCTACAGAATCAGGTTGAATCTTTTGGTAAGTATGCTTTTAAACAAGGCGAACTTGTCATACCTGGTGAGGTAGGTCTTAATACAAAATTAGATTACGTAAAATTATCGTCTGTTTCTGAGGTTGCTGTCTCGGAAGGAGACGATATTGTTTATAAGAAATATGATATTTCACAACTAATCGGTCAACAACTGGTTGGTTTAACTTCTGGTGTCAAAGCTACTATTCTCGCAACAACTTTAGCAACAGAATCTACTGCTGATACATTGTATGTTAATTACATTAATAGTGGTAGTTCAAATACAGAACCAACCTTCCGTCAAGGTGAAACTCTAGAAGTTGTTGATGGTGTTAATACACCACTTTTAGTTGTTGGTACAGATGGTAGTGTTCTCCCTACAAGTATTCAAGTAACAAATCCTGATACAGGTGAAGTAACTTCATTAGAAAGTTCTGCTATGGGATTTGGTTCTGCTATTAAAGTAGAAGAAGGTATTTACTTTGTTAATGGTTACTTTGTTCGTTGTAATCAAGAATTATTAGTTATTGACGAGTATTATGATAAACCATCTGCAAAGATTGGTTTTACAATTAAAGAAGAAATTATTACTCCAGAGGAGGATCCATCATTATACGATAATGCAATAGGATCATCTAACTATACTGCACCTGGTGGACACAGATTAAAAATCTCTTTATCATTAAAAGAGTTTCCTTTAAATGCAATAACTGATAAAAACTTTATTCAACTTCTTACTGTTTCTAAAGGACAAGTACAAAGTAAGATTTCTACTACAGACTTTAGTGTTTTAGAACAAACTTTAGCACGTAGAACATTTGATGAATCTGGTGACTATGTTGTAGATAATTTTGCTATTGACATTAGAGAATGGGCACAAAAGGATAGCAACAAAGGTTTATATGGTGTAGATGAATTTGGTCTTTATAATGGATATGATGCTGGCACAGCTGCTAAAAAGATGGTTGCTAGTATAGGTCCTGGTAAAGCATATATTAAAGGATATCAGATTGTTAATAAAGAAACTAAGTATCTAGAAATTAATAAAGCTAGAGAAAGTCTTTCTTCTGATAATGTAACTCTTAAAACAAGAGGTCTTCCTTCTTATAGTATTACTAATGTATATGGTAGTGTTCCTTTAAACAAAGAAGGATCAGAACTTACTGCATATCCTGATATATTTTTATATTCATCATTTAATGATGGATCTATTGGACAGAATAATACAGAACTTACAACAGATCATAGACAGACAATTAATAGAAGAGGAAAATTCTTCTCTGCAGACGATGCTATTAAAACTATAACTATACAGGTTTCACATCCAACTGCTCAAATTGGAACTGTAACAGATTCATCATTCCAAACTACATACGGTGAATTATATTTTATTAAAACAAAACAGGATAATTCAGTAACTGCTATTGGATCTTTCAAAACTCTTTCATATGCTACTACAAACAAACCACTTATCAATCCAGCTGAATCAGTTCAATTCTTAGAGCTAACTGTATTTGGTCGTAAGGATGATCTAGATTTATTGTTGGTTGAATATGATGTTCAATCTGATGGTTTTCTCAGAAGAATTTATTTAAGTGAAGCTGATGCTGCATCAGAGGCAACTGAATTTGGACATATTGTAGATTATCAAAGTGTTATTACTCCTATTATTGGTAAAGCGAAACCAAATAACTTCTTCTTGAAGCAAAGAGGTTCTGGATTTAACGGAGATTCAGATATTGTTCTTTCTAGAGGTCGTCTTGCTGCAGGAACCAGTGCATATAATACAACATTTGGATTATCTTATTTTGATCCCCAATTCTTTACTAAAATTATTTTAGAAAATACTCCTAGTAGAGTAGCAGACGAGAAAGCATTTGATGAGGGTAAATATGTATTTGGTGTAGATAGTGGAGCATATGGTGTTGTAGAAGGAACTGCATCTGGTGTATACAGTACAGGAAATATTTTATTTGTTACAACATTATCTGGTAAATTTTTATCTGGAGAAACAATAAGAGATGAAGGTGGTACTACTGTAAGAATCGCTAAAGATAATACTATCTCTCATTTTGTTATACAGAAGAGAGGACTTGGATATGCTGATGGAGTTACACTTTTAATTAATGGATTAGAATATGATAGCTCTAAAATTGAATTTGAAAGGAGTGAGACAGGAGAACTTTATAAAGGATCGGTTGTTAATAGATCTGCTGTTAATGTAGTATATGCACAACCACCTGCTGTAACAGCTAAGAATCCAGATGGAGCTGCAACTCCTAGTAGTGCTGCATCTATTGTTCCTGTTTTGTTTAGAAATACAGTTACTACTTACACTCCACAGAATGTCAAGTCTCTTGGTTGTTCTTATGGATCTGGTAATGCTAATGCTTTTTCTGCAGACGTTGTTGTAGATAGTCAAAAATATTCAGAAATTAAAGCAGTAACAAATTATACATTTATTGGTAGTCAAGGTTCTACATTTCTTGAGTCAACAAGTTTCAGTGCTGATGCATCAAATACTGTGCAGCAAGGTGATCTTATACAATTATCAGATGATAATAACAATATTGTCAGAGCATTTGTACAATATGCTACACAACAAGAAGGATCATATAAATCTAGAATTTACTTAGATACAGCTCTACCAGGAACAGTCACTAATGCTAGTATTGTAAGATTACGTCCTAAGGTGGACAATTCTACAAGTGGCACATTACTATTCTCTACTGGCAGTAAGCAAGTATCACAAATTTCTGCTGGTGGAGATGATACTAAGATTAAGTATTTCTTCCGTAAAGATTTTGTAACTACTGCATCTGCTGGTGGTGGTATTATTACATTTGCTGCACAGTTACCATTTGGTACACAAAGATTTGCTTCATACAGTGAAGAAAATGTTATGGTCACTGTTATAGATCCAGGTGATGCACCTGATATTGTTGAAGGTGATATTATATACTTAACAGAAGACAATGTAGAGATTTCTTCTTCTACCGACACTGCTAGTGGATTAACATCTGGTAGTATTAGTTTACAGCTACCATCAACATATTTTGGTTCTATTCCCAATAATGGAACATATCCAAAACTTAAATTGACTGCAACTCTAGAAGTTGAAAATGCAAAACCAAGACTTAAGACCGTAGTAGAAAATAAGAGAATTACAGTTTCATCTGCTGGTGACCGTGTTGTACCTTTAAGAGGAACAGATTATGATAGTGAGGCAGTAGAAATATTATCATACTCTGATGCATTCAAACTTAGATATGTTTATGAAGGAACTTCTTCTCAAGCACCTCAAATTGATACTGCTGGCAATCTAATTTCTGGTACTGATGTAACTTCTAGATATACATTTGATGATGGTCAACGAGATACTATATACGATGTTTCTCGTATAGTTCTAAAACCAGGATTTGAAGAAACAACTGGTCAACTTGTAATTGCTTTTGATTACTTTGAGCATTCACAAGGTGATTTCTGTACAATTGATAGCTACTTACATGAAGCAGGTGTTCCTGAGAATGAAATTCCTACATTTAATTCTTCTGTTCTTGGTATTACAGAACTTAAGGATGTAATTGACTTCAGACCAAAGGTAGATTCAACTGCTATTATACCAGGTTTCCTTGATACATCTATATTAGAAAGAACGCAAGGATCGTTTGCTGGTTCTGGTGCTATTATTGCAAGTAGTCCTGCTCCTGATAGAAACTTAGAGTTTACTTTTTCCTTTAGTCAAAAACAATATCTTGATCGTATCGATGGTGTATTCTTAGATCAAAAAGGAAACTTTGTTGTTAAAGAAGGTAATTCATCACTTAACCCATCCAAACCAGATCCAATAGAAGATGCTGTTGCACTTTTCTATGCATATATTCCAGCATTTACAAAGACAAGTAAAGATGTACGTATAACACCAGTTGACAATCGTCGTTACACGATGAAGGATATTGGTAAGTTAGAAAAACGTATTGAACGTCTTGAATATTATACAACTCTTAGCATCCTAGAAC